AACTACGTTAGGATTAGTAACTACGTTAGGATTAGTAACTACGTTAGGATTAGTAACTACGTTAGGATTAGTAACTACGTTAGGATTTGCGTTTACGTTCGTGTTAGCATTCAGGTTAACTGTAGCCAATGGGTTAGTTAACACTGCGGCGTTGTTATTTACTGCAGTATTGTTATTTACTGCAGCGTTGTTATTTACTGCAGCGTTGTTATTTACTGCGGCGTTGTTATTTACTGCGGCGTTGTTATTTACTGCAGTATTGTTATTTACTGCAGTATTGTTATTTACTGCGGCGTTGGTGTTTGTGCCTGTACCAGTTGTAGCATTGGTTAATGCGCCTGTTGCCGCATTGGTAGTTACACCCGTGTTGGTGTCTGTAGTAACACCAGTGTTTGTATTGGTGGTTATACCTGTTGCGGTATTAGTAGTTACGCCCGTTGCTGTATTAGTAGTAACACCCGTTGCAGCATTTGTAGTAACACCTGTTGCAGCGTTAGTACCAGTTGTCGCGTTGGTACCAGTTGTCGCGTTGGTACCAGTTGTCGCGTTGGTACCAGTTGTCGCGTTGGTACCAGTTGTCGCGTTGGTACCCGTTCCAGTTGTAGCATTCGTACCCGTTGTCGCGTTGGTACCTGTACCAGTTGTAGCATTGGTGCCTGTACCCGTTGTAGTGTTGGTACCTGTGCCAGTTGTAGCATTGGTACCTGTGCCAGTTGTAGCATTGGTGCCTGTGCCAGTTGTAGCATTGGTACCAGTACCAGTTGTTAACGCGCCAGTTGTTGCATTGGTGCCTGTTGTTGCGTTGGTGCCAGTACCCGTTGTAGCGTTGGTACCTGTAACGGTTGTTAATGCTCCAGTTGTAGCATTGGTGCCAGTACCCGTTGTAGCGTTGGTACCAGTACCAGTTGTAGTATTAGTACCAGTACCCGTTGTAGCGTTGGTACCAGTACCAGTTGTAGTATTAGTACCTGTACCAGTTGTAGTATTAGTACCTGTACCAGTTGTTAATGCTCCAGTTGTTGCGTTGGTGCCTGTACCAGTTGTTAATGCGCCAGTTGTTGCGTTGGTTCCTGCACCAGTTGCTACTGTAGTAACAGGCGTATAAACACCAGTATTTGCATCTGCAACAACTTGTGTGCCTACATCAGTTCCGGCAGCAACTGTTGCTACTGTTGTAGCGCCTGTTGGGTTTGCAACAATCGCAGTGGTGCCATCTGTGCCAACGTATAAAACAGTTGATGCATTATTTAAAGTACCTGCGTCTGTACCGCCCGTTACATTAGTGCCTGCACCACCTGTAACATTAGCATCCGTACCGCCTGTTACATTAGTGCCCGCTCCACCTGTAACGTTAGCATCCGTACCACCTGTCGCATTAGTACCTGTCGCATTAGTACCTGTTGCTAAAGCGCCTGTTGCTGCGCCTGCGCCTGTTGTTGCAGTAGGCAACGCACCAACGCTTGTTGCAGTATTCGTTGCAACACTACCGGGATTATTTAATGCTGTATACGCCGTGTTAACAGCACCAGTAACTAAGCCACTACCCATCAATGCTTGCGCTGCAGTGGTGCCAAGGTCCGTATCCCATGGCTTACCTAACGCAATGTTTTGCATAACTTTAGCTGAAGTTTCTTCAGCCAACTCGGCGCTCATTTCTCCTTTCAACGCATTAAACAGCCCATGCTTTGCAGCTGTCTGACCTGCTGTCATTGTTTCAGCAGACAAGGCACCGGGAATAAATCTATTTGCAAGTGCTGATGTTGCAGCAGAACCTGCGCCTGTAATGCGTGCTAATGATAAAGCTTCGGAAGGGGTTTTGCCGTCTTTAATTGCTTGATCATACGTTTCGCTGGCAACACTGGCGCCTTGCGTCAAAGCGTTAGCGGCAATGCTAGCAGCTTCAGCAGCTGTTGCACCTGCGCCTAAGAACTTAGCAACATTCATTGCCCCACCACCAACTAGTAACGTAGGCCCTTGCTCGGCAAGGAATGCGGCTAGCTGCACAGGGTTTGCGCCGTATTGCTTAAATGTTTCAGCCAACTGCGCAAAGATGCCTTCACCACCCGCAGCTTGGATGGCTTGATTCATCAAAGCTTGGTTATTTTTAAAATCAGTAGATCGCATGGCGTCTACAGCGGCTTTGGTTGCTTGACCTGATAAACGCAATGCATTGTTCATGTCGCCGGTCACAGTGCCATACAACGTGCCTACTTGCTCAGCAAGGCTACCTGCACCTGCAACCACACCTGCGCCAACATCTAATCCAGTTCTAACAGTAGAACCAAGACCGCTTTGCAATGTGTCAACAACTTTGCCAAGCGTAGTGTTTGTATTTAACGTGCCTACGCCTTGCGCGCCGCCTACCAAATTGCCTGCTGCGTCTGAGGCGTTTGTGTTATCAGACCAATAATCAGTATTGCTTGTGTTTAAGACGTTATTGGCATTTACACGAGCAGCAGTGTCCGCAAGAGCCGCATTTCGCGCCGTAGTATCATTTTGCGCAGCAACAGTTTGTGATGCGTTAGTTACAGTGGATAAGTTGGCAGCATTTAATTTGTCAATTGACGTGACATTTAAGTCTGGTCGCTCAGTAGCTGTGGCTGTGCTGTACGTTTTGCCATTCCACTCAAAAGTTCTATCCGGCCCGTATGCCAAACGCGCTGCGTTGTATGCGTCATTAAACGAAACAGTCTTATTACCTGCTGCAGCATTCTTATCTATTGCGCCTTGCAGATTGCCAAACTCGTTATCAATGTAGTTACTGGCATCAGTAATGATATTAGGCGTTCCAGTAATAGTACTTAATGCGCCAACATTGTCATTGATGCTGGAGACTATGTTTTTAGTTGCAAGGTTAGATGCTGCGCCTGCAGAATTAAGATCAGTTAGCAACTGCGTTGCCGCTGATGCTGTGTCTGGGTTGTTTAATGCAGTTGTTGCAGCTGTCGTTGTGACATTGTTTGCCAATGTCGTTGCGACGTTAGGTTTAGTAATGTTGTTTGCAGCATCTGCTGTTTGCGCCAATCCAGCAGCAGCATTGATAATTGCTGTCTCATTGCCTGAGTTTAGCGCATTAACAAGATTTAAAGCTGCACCAGCTGTCTTAACATCAGAGCTGCCTGTCAACTGCCCTGCAGCAGATAATGCGCCTGCGTAATTGCCATTGTTGAGGTTAATACCGACGTTCAACGCATTGCCTGCGTCTGCTAAAGATATAGTATCCGTCAGCATTGTAGAGCCGGCCAAAGCGCCTACGCTAGGATTATTCACCAAAGAGGTTACTATCCCGCCAATGTCGCCTTTATCCAATGCGCTGGCTACACGAAGCCCAGTTGCAGCATCAGTAAACCCGCCAGCGCCTGCAAGACTTGCCAAGCCGCCAAGCACGTCCCCGTTTTTAATAGCAATTGCCGCGTTAATAGCTTGCGCAAATGGCGCAACACCAGGAATGAATGATGCAATTGCTAAGATCGGGGCAATGTTGCCAATATCACTACTGGATGCGCCGGTAGTGTAGAAGATTGGATTACCTGATGCGTCAAACTGTACGCGGTAACCTGTGTTGCCTTTACCGTCAAACGTACCACCAAACGCATTGCCTGTTTGACGCTCGCCATATGTACTGGCAACAGCCGTGCCTGTAACTTTATTGCCAAATGTCTCACCTGCAGCTACAACAGCTTGTCCATCTTTAACAGTAACTTTTGAAGGGTCAACTGCGTTGTAGTTTTCACCATCAAAAGTACCATAGACTGTATCTAGTTTAGCAGTTGGAGGTACTGCTACTTGAGTATAAGTTTCATTACCTTCACTGTCGTACTGCCCAGTGCCTTTAACAATGACTTTAACTGTAGTGCCATCTTCATTGTATTGGGTCTGAACATTCTGACCATTGTATGTCTGCCCAATAGCCTCAACAGGAGCGTACGTTGTAACTTTACCAAACTGGCTAATATCAGTAGCGCCAGTATCAGCAATGATCTTGGCCATGTCGGCTGCGTTCTTTTCCGCTGAGCCTTTACCTTCGCCTGACCACTTATCAGCTGTGCCTTGCGCAAGAATTTGCTGTGTAATCTTAGCTACAGCATCTTCTTTAGATACAGTTGGCGTAGCTGCTGGCGTAGTAACTGTTGATAGTGCGCCTTGCGTAACTGCTGGAGTTGTCGCAACTGCTGCTGCAGGTTCTGTACCTTGCGCTCTTGCCTCGGCAACAGCATTTTGAAAACTAGCAATTTCACTTGCATCAATGCTATCGCCAAATCCTTGTTTCCAAAAAGCCAACCCACCTGGGTCTGCTTCACGACCAGCGTATTGTCTATACAAGTCTTCAACTGTAGTAACTGGTGGTGGGGCTATTGCTGCCTCAAATCTTGCAGTAATATCTGCAACGTTGGAGCCTGTGGCTTGCGCCATTTGCGCAGGAGAGACGCCATATTGTTGCATTGCAGACGCAATACCTGCATCACTCATGCCGGGATTGGCATTAAGGAAGTTAAGAATATCTTGGTTACTTACTGCCATAATTAGCTCGTTGCCGGGTTAACTGCGTTGACAAGCTGCTCGGCCCATTCTTGCCAGTTATCAAACTGATACGGTCCGGGAATACCCTCATTGGTAAACACGTCAATGGATTTTAATCCTGCGCCCCATTCTTTCCAATCAGTATTTGCATCAGGAATTGATAGCTGTTGCGCAGAATATAGCTCAACCATAAGGCAAGCCCACGACTCAAAGGTATGATACCTAGGGTCGTAGACCTGAGCAACGTTAAGAATATTAGCCATAAGGTCTTGAATCTCCAACATCTGCATCCAACAAGATCTTACCTACTTGGTAAGTGCCGCCTGCTACATTGGAAACAAAGCGTAATCGCAATTCACGACGTTGTTCACGCATGTCAATTTTGCCGGTGCTAGGGCTAAACGTGTAAGGCCCTGTTGTCTCATCGGTGACTTGCGCAAAAGGTCGACCTGTAACATACAAATCCATATCACCGGATTGAATAAAGTCAGGCTCTACACGCTCTAGTCGTAGCCATCTATTCTCACCAATATTGCTAGGCTGCGAAGGCCCGCCTGAAACCAGACCCAGGTCGTTAGTTTCAAAGTATGACTCAATAGCTGTGGAAAGCGCGCCAGATACTTTATCTGTGCCAATCTCATTTTGATATAACGAGACAAAGCTCATCAGCGTGGCAACTGTTAAAACAAAGCCCGCACCCCCAGTAATGCTTGCAGATAGCGTATTGCCTACTGCGTAGTTAGTGCCGTGGCCGTTGATCACCACAGCAGTTACAACATTGCCCGCCACTGTAATGTTGGCTGTTGCCCCTGTACCCGAGCCACCTGTTAATGCAGTATTGTTATACGTACCATTGGTATAACCAGCGCCTGCATTGGTAATTGTAGCTGTTAAGATACCACCGGTTGCGTTAACATTCCAATCTGAGGTAATGGGGTAATGAAACACCTGAGAGAAGTATCCTGCAGATCGCTGCGCGCCTACTGCAAAGCCTGCGTCATACCATATGTTTTCACGCGTATTGTAAATAACAGCATTGTTACACTCTGTAGAAGTGCCTGATGGGTAGAACCACCAAATCTCGCCAAAGCGCGGAACTTTGGTTACCCAAACTTTTTCACGTTGCTCGTAATTCAAGTTATCAAAGAAGTAATTCTGGTTGAAAGTATTAGGAATCTCTTTTACAACACCGTTGTAAAGCAAAAATCTATCAACACCACACCAGTAATACACGCCATCATACTCAATCACAGACTGGCTTGAAAGAATAGATGATTGGCTTGAGATTAAGTCATAACGCCAATATTGCGGTGGTGTGCCTGTACCACCAATGAATGAGACTCGAATCAAAGAATCCAAGCTCCAAAAGAGGCCCGATGGTGCATTTGATCCGCCTCGTACTGGTAATCCTTGGACAATCTTGCCGGTGGCCACTGAGACCTCGTTGGCATCAACAGATACCCAATCATTCACATTTCCAGCTGAGCAATTCTTAATTAGACCGTTATTGCCATAAACAAATACGTAAGGGTGTAAGGATACCACGCCACCGGATACAGAGATTTGATTATCAAATGTTAGTGTAATACTGGAGCCGTTAGCCGTTGCAGGCGCTGAGATTGTCAGCGTTGTGGACGCAATGGATACCACGGTTGCGCCTGATGGGATGCCAGTGCCTGTTACCAACTGACCTGCCCCAATCTGCGTATTGGCAGCAGACATTGTAATCGTTGTAAGGCCGGATGTAATAGTTGCAGCAACGGCAGTAAATACGCCAATTGGGTTTAGAGTTGTGCCGTTGATGTCGCCACCAAGAACCGGAGTATTGGTATTATTGTCAATCAACGACAGATTACGACCGGGGTGCGCCAATAGCAAATTGGTGCCTGCGCCAGTTCCATCATAAAAAGTATCAAACTGCCAAAGGTTATTGGCGTTAGCAGTAAAACCTGTCAGCGTAAAGTCAGTAATACCCGAGCCAATACCACTGTTATTGATTGGTAGTACTTGCAATCCACCTGAATAGCCGTTAAATACGTTATTAAAGCTTTGCTGTGGGTTCAAATACACGCCACGACTTGGGCCTGCCAAGTCATTTACAATCTCGCGATAGCCACCTATCTTACGTGGGCGGCCACGTTGAAATCTTACCCATCGACCATCTTGGTAGCAATCTGCGTCAAAGGTGGTGCCATCACGCTGAATCCCAGGCTTAGTATCAAGGGCAAAAACTTTTTTGGTCATGTAAATGTGCCCCCAGCAATGCCGGTGGTAAACGTGCCAGTTGTTCCAGAAACAGTAGATGAAAATGTACCAGTTGTTCCAGAAACAGCGCCTGATGCTGCTACAGCACCGGTCACCGCTACACCGGTCGCAGTTACGCCAACTCGTTTAGTGCCAAGAACTGAAATAGCAAGTTCACCTGCGCCGGGTCGATAAATACCTGTGCTTGTTTCAGCAGCAAAGTTAAGCGATGGCGTGCCAACCGTGCCATCCAAAAGACTTACAGTTGACGCGCCGGCTTGCGTGGTGTTGGCGTTTAAGAAGTTAACGCTATCGCAAATCAAAGTGGCTTGCTGCCCGGGCGGAATAGTAGCAGAAAAACCTAAACCTGTAGTGACAGTAAGGCTAAAGCCGTTGTCTGTTGTTTGATTTGAAATGACGTATAAGTTAACAATTGGCGGAAACGTTACTGTTACGTTGCTTACCAGATTGCCAACATACTCTTGAATGTTATTGGCAGCTTCGTTATTGGTTAGCAAAACAGAACCGCCTGTAACACTCTTTGTCAGTGCGGTAAATATAAACGAGGTGCTTACACCATAGCCAATGGTTACATAGGCAGTGCCTGTGCAAACAATAAACGCAGATTCTGTCGGGTTGAAAGTCTTAAAGCTATTGCCGTCAATCAATTCTGCGCCGGAACAAGATACAGTAAAAGATCCTGTGCCATTATTCTTAAACAGCGTAAACCAGTTATTACCTAACGTTGCAGCAGCAGGCAATGTTGCAGTTCCTGCGCCACCACCCCACACTCTGGTTTGTGCCCTGTCTGTTGCTGCAAACGTGGTGCCTGTTGTAATTGCAGCTGAGGGATGACTTTGATTCAGTGTTGCGCCACTTGCAACTAATCCATAGCCTGCCAACGTTGCAGCATCAGCACCAGATGTGCCTACGCCAAAGGCAATAACACCCCAAGTGCCTTGGCTGGTTGAATTAGTTGTTATATAGATATACTTGGATTCTCCAGCAGCCACTGAGACGATGGTATTTGTACCAGCATAGTCCTTAACAGTGAAGGTATTGGCGCCAATGTTACGAATTAACGCGTCATTGCCAACTGATGTCTGATCCGCAGGTGGCATATACATGCTTAAACCCGCAGTGCTGGCTGTCACCTGCATAATACGCGCAGCGTAGTCAGCGTTGGTCGTGCTGTTGGAAGGCCAGTTTAATTGCGTATTGGCAGTTAGCGTGACTGCGCGGTAGCTAACATCCGTCGGCTGAATGACGTCACCGGTAAATGGGCTTACATAGCTCATGAATCCACCGCCACGGCTTGACGATCTGCAATACGAAGCTTGTCTTCAGCCATCAATGTTTGCATGATCAACTCGTAATTCTGTTGCCACATTGGCATACGCTCATCATTCTTTAAGAATGGCATGGCCTGCATGAGGGACCCGTAGAGCAAAGCTTGTGGCGCGTAAATAGTAAACCAATTGGTTTGGTTTGATGAATCCAGAGGCTGTACTCGTTCATAGTAGAGTACCTCAAACGCGTAGTTAGCGTTTGGCGTTGGGGCTATCAACCAATTAGAGTAATCATAGTCGCAGTAATACAAAGGCACATCAGTGGCTGTTGAATCAGGCCAGTAATTACGAAGGTACTCATACTTACGAAGCAATACAGGCTGACGCTCTCCGCTTACCGTCACGTTCATCGATACAGTCTTATGCCATCTTGCAGGCTTGGCAATAACGCCATTGCCTAATACCATTGTGCTGGTATTGACCGTTAAGTTGCCTAAGAACTTAATCTGGCTAGCAATGATCTGCTCAGCCAACATGATGAAAAGAGGAATCTTTGCTATGGTGGCGGCGTCAGTCCTCTCCAGATAAGACTGGATATTCTCCACTAAGGAGTCATAGGTCATTACAGCAGCAGTTGCCATACTTACTTACTCCGCTTCCTAGCCATAGCCATATTGTCAACCAAATTAGGGTAGGGTCGGCCTGCTGCTTTGGCTCTTGCTTTTGCTGCAGACTTTTTCTGCGGCGTAAGAGGCTTAGGCTTACCTAATGATTTTGGCCGTTGTTTTTCCCAAACAGGCTTACTTGATGCCATTTTA